CAATACTCGGTACGTACGCTCCGCTACTATCATCGACCTATTCTACTTCTTGATTTTGTGGTTCTTCAAGGAGTTGAACGATATTCCAATGAGCACCACTTGGGTATTCATTGGTCTCTTGACAGGTCGTGAATTGGCAATCGCAAGCTTTACTCAGAAACGTAAGTTCCGTTCGGTCTTCCCACTTGTTGGTAAAGACTTCTTCAAGATGATGATCGGACTTGCCGCTTCTGTTGGTATTGTGATTCTAATTCATTCCCTGTTACAACCGCAATAATGTTCTTAAAGGAGAAAAAAATGAGAGCATTTAATCTAATGATTGCAATGTTCGTGAGTTTAATCGCCACGGGTACCGCAGTCGCTGATCGTGCCAACACTATTTCTATTGTTGGTTCTTCTACCGTGTATCCATTCGCCTCTGCTGTTGCAGAATCGTTTGGTGAAACTACGGATTTTGAAACGCCTATCATCGAGTCTACCGGCTCCGGTGGTGGTATGAAGTTGTTTTGTGCAGGCACTGGACTTTCCACACCTGATATTACTAACGCATCACGTCAAATGAAATCTTCTGAGGCAGAGACTTGTACTGCCAATGATGTTCAGTTCGTTGAATTCATGATTGGTTATGACGGTATCGTTATTGCTAACTCTCTGAATGGCGGTCCTGCTCTGGACTTGACTCTTGAGCAAGTTGCTCTGGCAGTTGCAGCACAGGTACCAGATGCTAACGGTAATCTGATTGAAACTCCATATGAGATGTGGTCTGATATTGACGCATCTCTGCCTAATCGCCCTATTGTAGTTCTTGGTCCCCCAACTTCTTCTGGCACACGTGATGCCTTTGAAGAACTGGTAGTTCATGCTGCATATAAGGCAATGGGTTTTGACAAAGCAACTTACAAGTCTATCGAAATCCGTGAAGACGGAGCATATGTAGAATCTGGTGAGAATGACTCTTTGATCATTGACAGTCTTACCAAAGACGGCGACGCTGTAGGTATCTTCGGATTCTCCTTCTTGCAGAACAATGCTGATCGTGTAAAGGGTGCAACAATTGATGGCGTAGAACCTACGTTTGAAAACATTGCATCTGGCGATTACCCTGTATCTCGTTCTCTGTTCTTCTATGTTAAATCTAACCATGTTGGTGTAGTAGAAGGCATTGCCGAGTATGCAGAAGAATTTGTCTTTCAAGCAGCGCCCGATGGTCCACTTACTGAGATCGGTTTGATCCCAGGAGGTGATGATGACCAAGAGGCCATGTTTGAGGCACTCGAATCCCTCTAAGGGATAGTTGGAAAGGGGGGCTTCGGCTCCCTTTTCTTTTTTAAAATATAAAACAAGGAAACTGTAAACCATGCTAAAGAAAATCTTTGCATCTCTCGCCCTCTCCCTAGCAACTGCAACAGCTGCTTTTGCTGAAACCAAAGTAGGTTTCATCTATGTTGGTCCAATTGGCGACCTTGGATGGACTTACCGACATGACGTTGGTCGTCTTGCTGTAGAAGAAGCATATGGACCAGACGTATCTACTTCCTACCTTGAAATGGTTCCTGAAGGACCAGAAGCAGTCCAGGCTATTACCCAGCTGGCTGAAACTGGCCACGATATTATCTTTACTACCTCTTTTGGTTACATGGACGCAACGAATGAAGTTGCTGCTAACTATCCAGACGTGGCTTTCGAGCATGCTACTGGTTACATCCGTGAAACCGATAACATGGCAACCTTCTCTGCACGCTTCTATGAAGGTCGTGTGGTGCAAGGTATGATTGCCGCTAACATGACTGAAACCAACAAGATTGGTTACATCGCTTCGTTCCCTATTCCAGAAGTAATCCGTGGTATCAACGCATTCATGCTGGAAGCACAGAAGCATAACCCAGATATTGAAGTAGATATTATCTGGCTGTACACTTGGTTTGATCCTGCAAAGGAAGCAACCGCAGCACAGGCACTGATTGATGAAGGTGCAGACATTATCGTACAGCATACCGACTCTCCTGCACCTGTACAGATTGCAGAACAGAATGGTGTATACGCATTCGGTCAGGCGTCTAACATGTCCCGTTTTGGTCCTAACGCACATCTCGTTTCCATCGTAGACGATTGGGATTCCTACTACGTTGACCGTGTTGGTCAAGTAATGGACGGCACCTGGACTGGTGGCGATACTTGGTGGGGATTCACCAAAGATGGTCAAGGTGGTGAAGTAGGCATGGTTGCTCTGGAAAGCTACAATGTCGCTGCTATGGGTGAAGAACTTGTAGAGGCTGCTATGGCACTTGAAGCATCACTTGCTAATGGTGACCGTCACGCATTCCCTTGTGAGGGTCTGCTGAAGCAAGATGGTTCCGTTCCAGAAGATTGTGCTAATGGTGCTGATAATCTTGGTGACTGGCCAACTCTGTTGTCCATGAACTGGTATGTAGCAGGTATTGACGCATCAGTACCGAACTAATTAATCTCTATGTAGTCATTCACTACGATAATATGAAGGACTGGTGGGCACCTCCTAAAACGGTGTCTGCCAGACTTCCTTATTTCGAAGCTATGGATGAAATGAAGAGATTAAAAGAACTGAATCCTACTGATGACTATCAAGTTATGATGAGAGAGTGCAATCAGCCAGGAAAGAAATAAAAAAAGGGGACCAGCGATAAGCCAGTCCCCTTTTCAGTAATATTAAATTATTATTATTTGTTCTTCCAGATCATCCAGAGAACCCAAACCGCAAGCAGTCCTACAAGACCACTCGAACCAAGGGAATCTACCACACCAGATACGTTGTCGATTACGCTAACGCCAGCTGGCATAAATGGAACTGCGCCGAGTCCGAGCAGTTCTGCTACAATCGTGAGGGCAAGAAGGCTTACACCAAGATCAGCGATTTTACCAACCCACTTTTGTACGTTACTTACGATATCCATAATATCCTCCGTTTAAATTTTCGTAACTAATTATTTATATATCTTTTAAAATAAGGGTTGACATTTCACGTTGATAGATATATAATATTCTAAATCATATTTGTGATGGAGAAGTCTCATTATTACGTTTCAATCAGTCCAGTATAAAAACTTTTTATCCACTGGCAACTCCTTTACCAAAATTAATTTAAATAAAGATGCGACAACCCTAATTGTTGGGTCGAATGGTGCGGGTAAATCTACAATGCTAGATGCGCTGTCATTTGGATTATTTGGTAAACCGTATCGCAATATTAATAAACCGCAACTGATCAATAGTATTAATAACAAAGATTGTATTGTAGAAGTTGAGTTTTCGATCGGACCTAATACATACAAAGTAGTTCGTGGTATTAAACCGAATGTGTTTCAGATTCATCGTAATGGCGATCTGATGAATGAATCTTCTCATGCTAAAGAATTTCAAAAAATGCTTGAGCAGAATATTCTTAAACTCAATCATAAGTCATTTCATCAGATTGTAGTTCTTGGTTCTTCGTCTTTTATTCCCTTCATGCAGCTTGCAGGAGGTCACAGGCGGGAAGTAATTGAAGATCTGTTAGATATTAACATCTTTTCAAAAATGAATGGAATTATTAAAGATAATATTAATAATTTAAAAGAAAAAGTTCGTGATACAGATCATCAGGTAGACATAGTTAAAACTAAAATTGATGTTCAGCGAAAGTATATCCGTGATATCAAAAATCTTAATGAGGAAAAGATTTATGAAAAACAAACCGAAATCAAGGCGCAGGAAAATACAATTGAGCAGATCGAGCTTGAAAATGAAGAAATACAAGAAACTCTCCAGACAACGTATGATCAGACAGAAGAAAGCCTACGAATGGCTTCAGAATCTCTCAATCGATCCAGAACAGATGCAACTGGACTAAAGAAAGATATAGCAACCCTAGTTAAAGAGAGTAAGTTCTTCGATGATAACGATGTTTGTCCGACTTGCACGCAGCAGATTACTGAAGATATTAAACACGAGAAAAAAGCGGAGATTACAAAGAAGGCCAAAGAAGTCCAGGAATCGTATCAGGAGGTAAATGATCAAATTATAACTGGGCAAGAATTGGTTAGCAATTTACAAGAGCAGAATAAAAAGTCCCTTGACCTACAAGGATTACTCCGAGATAATAATACTAAAATTGATATGTCTCGCCGACTTATTTCTAGATTGGAAAAAGAGATCAGTGAAACTTCTGCCAGTAAAGATAATATTAAACAGGCTAGTAAAGACCTTGATGGGTATATTGATGAAAAAGATGATTTAATTACCAAGAAACTTGAACTAGCAGAAGAGTTTGACTATAGCAATATTATTGCAGATATGCTGAAAGATACTGGTATTAAAACTAAGATTATCAAACAGTATCTCCCTGTAATGAATAAGCTGGTCAATCAGTACCTACAGACACTGGACTTCTTTGTTCATTTTGAACTGAATGAAAGTTTCTCTGAGACTATTCGCTCACGTCATCGTGACAGTTTCTCTTATGATTCTTTCAGCGAGGGTGAAAAACAGAGGATAGATTTGGCACTGCTGTTTACATGGCGACAGATTGCTAAGATGAAAAACTCTGTAGCAACTAATCTACTCATTCTTGATGAGACGTTTGACTCTAGTCTAGATAATGACGGTGTTGAGAATCTGTTCAAGATTATTCATACTCTTGGTGAAGATACCAATGTATTCGTCATTTCTCATAAGGGCGAGATTCTTGATGGGCGTTTTAAGTCTAAGATGGAATTTTATAAAGATAAAAACTTTAGTAAAATGCGTTGAGAAAGTTCTTGACATTTAAGTTTATATCAGGTATAAGTAAGATATACGTTGTGAATGAGAAAGTTTGACATGAAATACAGTGAAGATCGAATCCTAAAAGAACTTGAAGAGTACGTTGCCAACACCTACAAAGGGCACTACTCTAAGCAAAATTTCCAAGCAACTGAGTTTATCATTGACTCTGGTCATGGGATGGGTTTCTGTATCGGAAACATCCTAAAGTATGCCCAGCGTTATGGTAAGAAGAATGGTCGTAATCGTGACGACCTAATGAAAATCGCACACTATGCGATTATGGCAATTCATGTGCATGATTTAGAAGAGGATGAATTTAGCAATGCAGAATGATACCATGGAAGTTATCCGTAACTTCGGAACGATTAACCAAAACCTTGTGTTCAAACAGGGGAACGTTCTGCGCACTGTAGCAGATGCTAAGAACGTCCTCGCCAAGGCAACTCTCGAAGAAGAGTTTCCGCAGGATTTTGGTATTTATGATGTAAATGAATTTATGGGCGCATTTAGTCTCATTGAAGATGGTGAAGTATCTTACTATGATAGTCATATGAACATCTCCAATGGCAAATCTTCCATTAATTATTATTACTCAGATACTGAAATGCTCACGAATCCTCCTGAGAAGGATTTGAACATGCCAGAGTGCGAGGTAAAGTTTACCCTTACTCAAGATATTCTGGGTCAGCTACGCAAAGCTTCTTCTACACTGGGACATAAAAACCTAGTGATTAGTAGTGGTGTAACTGATCTGGTCACCCTATCAATTGTTGATATGAAAAACTCAACTTCTAATGCCTTTACAATTGAAGTTGAAGGCACATTCGATGATGCGCATGCGAATGCGCCACGTTTGAGTATTAACATTGATAACCTGAAACTTCTTCCTGGCGATTATAATGTAGAAGTTTCATCTAAACTGATCAGTAAGTTTACAAATACTAGTAGAGATATTGTCTACTGGATTGCTCTCGAGAAAAACTAAAGGATATATGAATAATGAATGAAGCACAATTTCTAGAACTTGGTGCAAAAGTCGCTCGATCTTCGATTGCGATTATTGATGCGATCTCTCAGCGTGGCGCTTTTAAAGGCGAAGAACTTTCTACTGTTGGTCAACTCCGTGACCAGTGTGTACAACTTGTACAGCAAGTAGAAGAACGTCAACAAGAAATGGATGAAGAGGATGATGAGTAATGGCTGATGAAGAACGTGGCACTTACACCGAATACACCCTTCAAATGCGTCGATATGAAGATTATGATAATGTGAGTGATGTTTCGCATACCTTTCGATCAGATGATGATGACTTGAATGAAATTCTTGAACATGCATCTTACTTTCTTCAAGGATGCTCCTTTACATATGTTAAAGGATTGACTGCTGAAAAAGAAAGCACTTAATAATGGAATGGGAGCTTGACTCCCATTTCTTTTTCCTATATAATGATTTCCTAACTTGAGTAAGGAACTGTGATGAGCGATTTTCTTTGGGTAGAATCTTACCGACCTAAAAAAGTTGATGACTGTATTCTACCAGAATCTCTTAAAAATACTTTTAATCAAATTGTAAAATCTGGTGAAATGCCTAATATGCTGTTTACTGGTACTGCTGGTCTGGGTAAGACTACTGTAGCAAAGGCATTGTGTAATGAACTAGAACTTGACTGGATCCTAATTAACGGTAGTGAAGAGGGGAACATCGACACTCTCCGCACTAAAATTAAACAGTTCGCATCAACTGTATCTCTTCAAGGCGGATATAAGGTGGTCATTCTTGATGAGGCGGATTATCTGAATGCTCAATCGTTTCAACCTGCTCTGCGTGGATTTATTGAAGAGTTTGCAAACAACTGTCGATTTATCTTGACTTGTAACTTCAAGAATCGTATTATTGAGCCACTACATTCTCGATGTGGTGTATATGAGTTTAATACAAATAAGAAGTCTATGGCTGAACTGTCAATGCAGTTTATGAAACGCCTGACTTGGATTTTAGAAAAGGAAGATATTGATTATGATAAAAAAGTTTTGGCAGAACTTATTATTCGGTTTGCGCCTGATTGGCGAAGAGTTATTAATGAGTGTCAGAGATATTCTCTTAGTGGTACTATTGATTCCGGCATTCTTAGTCTCCTTTCTAACAGTTCTGTTAACGACCTTATCGGGTATCTCAAAGGCAAAGACTTCAAGAAAATGAGGTCTTGGGTAAGCAACAATATAGATACAGATACCTCTGGGATTTTCCGGAGCATTTATGATACGATGACTGACACTATTCAACCCAATAGTATTCCTCGTGCTGTTCTAATCCTTGCTGATTATCAGTATAAGAATGCCTTTGTGGCTGATCATGAACTCAATGTTGTTGCTTGTCTAACAGAACTAATGGCTGAGGTAGAATGGAAATGAAACAACAATTAACAATTTATACTCAACCTGATTGTATGTACTGTGATATGATGAAGTCTAAACTTGATAATTGGGGTTACAAATATATTGTAAAAAATATTCATGAAGACGCTGTGGCAAAATCTTTTGTAAAGGCAGAAGGTCATAGAACTGTCCCACAACTTTACTATGGTAGGGCTCATATCAATCCTAATATCAACACCGAGGAATACACTCAAAGTATTCTAGAAGAGTATATCGGTCACTTGGATTCTGCGTTATGAAAGTAGGATTTACCTGTAGCACTTTTGATCTGCTCCATGCTGGTCATGTAATGATGTTGCGTGAAGCAAAAACTGTTTGCGATTATCTGATCGTTGGGTTACAAACTGATCCAACGATTGATCGCCCAGAAAAGAATGCGCCTGTACAAACACTCGTTGAGAGATATATTCAACTTTCAGGGATTGAGTATGTTGATGAGATTATTCCATATCAAACTGAACAGGATCTTGAAGATATTTTAAATATGTTTGCGATTGATGTACGTATCCTCGGCGAGGAATATAAAGACGGTAAGTTTACAGGACGTGCGATTTGCGCTAAACGTGGAATTGAGTTATACTATAATAAACGTGATCATCGTTTTTCATCATCTGATTTAAGGAAAAGAGTTGCCCATGAGCAATCCATTCGAGTTCGTCAAGGCGATCAATAATAAACAAAACATCATGCGTGATGATTTGGATGAGAAGGCATATAATTCTTTTATGATTAATCATGCCTTTTCATATTTTCCAGATACAGTTCTTCTCGCTAATGAAATGAATGTGTACCATAATATTGATTCTAAACTCAAATTCGACTTTCTTATAAATACAATAAGAAAGAATCCGAAGCGATTTTCTAAATGGAATAAATCGCAGAAAGATGATGGTTTTGAGGCGGTGAAAGAATATTATGGGTATAGCAATGAGAAAACTCGTTCTGCTCTTTCACTACTTTCTACTGAAGAAATAAACATAATTAAAAAGAAGGTAGATCATGGCGGAAGAAAGAGAAGTAAATCTGGTTGAATGGTCGCCCAGCGACATGTTAGAAGTGACGCTGAATGAACCAGATGATTTCCTAAAAGTAAAAGAGACATTAACTCGTATCGGTATTGCTTCTCGCAAAGATAAGAAGTTGTATCAGTCCTGTCATATTTTACATAAACAGGGACGATATTTTATTACCCACTTTAAAGAGTTGTTTCTCTTAGATGGTAATAAGTCAACCTTAGAGGTAACAGATTTACAAAGACGTAACACGATTGCGACTCTTTTATCAGATTGGGGTCTGGTAACAATTGTAAATACTGAATCCGCCAAAGATGTCGCTCCTCTTCGCCAGATTAAAGTTTTACCTTTTAAAGAAAAGAATGATTGGGAACTTTGCCCCAAGTATAATATTGGGAAATAGTGTTTTCTAATTAAAGCTTGACTTTTCTCCTATGATAGCGTATAAATAATTTTGTAGATGCGAATAATCGGTCTACTTTCTCGCTAATCATAGGAGATTTCAGATGACTAATAATCAAAAGTACGCTCGTTTTCCTCGATCCGCATTTGTAGGGTTTGATCATATTTTCAAAGAACTTGAAGACATGACCAAACACGCTGCTGATCATTATCCTCCGCACAATATTATTAAAGACGAAGATATGAAGTATCGTATCGAAGTCGCAACTGCGGGTTTTAAGGAAGAAGAGTTATCGGTAGAACTAAAAGATGGTATCCTTGAAGTGAACGGTGACCACACACCAAGAGGTCTAGAGTTCATTCACAAAGGCATCTCCACCCGTAAGTTTCATCGGTCTTTTAGACTGTCTGAATATACACAAGTTACAGGAGCTTCTCTGGAGAACGGTATTCTAGCAATTCATTTAGAAGTCGTTCTGCCCGAAGAGA